ATACAACCGACAGTAGTGGGACCCCTTTTTGTAAATTAAGGGGGGTGGGGGGTCTTTTATATTTGATTTTTGCTATTGGTTTGGGACCCCTGGTCCAGTCTTAAAGATGCTCGAGACTGTCTGTACTGGACCAGAAATCCATCACCTGCACTGCACGAAGACGGCCCCGGAGAGCGGTGTGACGTGCAGTCGGTGTACAGGTGATAGCCGCGAGGGACTTTACACCACCCGCACTCGTTAACCTATTGGGTGATAACCTGTACTTATATCCTATATAATCCTTGACAGGTTATTTGTCAAGTGATAAAAATAAATTAGAAAGGATAATATATGAAAGCAATGACTAAATATCAGTTGGAGCATTTTAAAAATAAGGTGCATGATAAATTTTCACCTTTAATAGATGAAGCTCAACTGACACTAAGAAAAACCGTTGCGGATTTGACCGCAGCTGCCGAAAAAAAGTTATCTGGTAAATTAAATATTTCAGATGACATTAAACAACTAAAAGAAATGGAGGAACAAATTTTTCAACAAAAGAAAAAACTTGCTACATTTTTTAACAGGGCAGCAACCACTGATAAAATGAAGTCTAAACTAGATTATCATTTTGAAAGTAGAAGACTTGACCGCGACGATATAAGAGAAATCACGGCTGAAAGGTGCGAGGATCAAATTAGAGATTGGGCTCAGGATCTGGCGGAGCGTGAAGCAGAAAAAACCAAAGATGGTAAAAAACTTGTTAGACTTAAAAAGCTAAAAGAAGACGCCATATCTACGGTCATGGAAAGCGGTATGCCTAGTGAATTAATCCAAAACCTTAATAAACATTTAGGTGTTATTGGGATTACTTGGCACAATAATATTAAATCAATAGAAAATAATTTGAATTAATTATTTGACAAACCTGGGACAATCCTTTATTGTCCCAGGTAGAAAGGATATATTATGACTTTAGAAGAGTTTGAAAAAATAGCAAAAGACATAGAGGCCAGGTCAGATTTTATAATCTCTTGGTGGGCAAAAAAATATAATAAAACAATTTTTAGAATTGGTTCAATGGACAAAGAGGGTTGCAGAACCTGGGAACAGGGTGGCAAAAAATATATCTGCTTCTGGGATGTTGTAATCAATAGATATACAACTGCGATTGATCCAATGATAACTTATAAGAAAGCGAGGAACTAATGACCAGTTTTGAATTTTACTGTTGTGTTTTCTTTTTTGGCGTGATTGTCAGTCTAGGGCTGATGGCATGACAGCTGATCCCTGGTCCTATTCTCGTCGTCGTTAGGAAGACTGTTTCAATCCGGACCCGAGGGCGTTAAAGAGAGTACGGCAGTAGCCGGTAGGACCTGGGATCAGTGGGACGGGTTCGCGACTGTACCGGTAGCGGACCACTGGTCAAGCTTCAGGGGACTCTACCGCTAACTCAACGCGTGGGCGGGTTGAAGAGCCTGAAGCCGCAAGCTACAAGCTACAAGCTTGACAGGTACAGTATAAAGGATTATATAGGATATTATGAAAGTTAAAGAAGCAAAAAAAATAACTGATAGTTTCACCAAAACGACCAAGATGCCGGGCCTGAGCTACAGCCTGCCAGCGTGGGAGTGTAAAACAGGCAGCAGGTTAAGGAAAATTCCTGGCAGCGTTTGCGCCAGCTGTTACGCTCTGAAGGGCAACTATACAAGATACCCGGAAATAAAAAAAGCACAATATAGAAGACTGAAGGCCATGCGCTCACCGTTGTGGGTCGAAGCAATGATAACAGTGATCAAGCGCCAGAAGTGGTTCAGATGGCACGACGCCGGAGATGTCCAGGACCTGGAGCACTTAAACAAAATTTTTGAGATCTGCAGGGCAACACCAGAAACAAATCACTGGTTACCGACGCGGGAGGCTTGGATCAAAGAGCACCTGCCAAGGAAGCCAGAAAATTTAGTCATTAGGTTTAGCCCGCCGATGATTGGCCAGCAGGTTGACACCTGGCCAAACTCTTCAATGGTCGTAAAAGAAGGCGCCAATTGTCCGGCGCCTTCTCAGGGTGGTGAGTGTGGAGACTGTAGAAAATGCTGGGATCCTGCTGTAAAAGTTGTTAAATACGGCAAACATTAAAATGACTTTCAAACATCCTAAATATTACAAAGAGCTGGAGAAGATTAGAAAAGAGTTCGAGAAGCATCAAGCTTCAAGCGCCAAGCCTCAAGCACCAAGCGACTCGAACAACAAGCCGCAAGCTTCAAGCCCCAAGCAACAAGCGTCAAGCTCCAAGCCGCAAGCTGCAAGGTCCAAGACCTGAGAACCACGGAAAAGTTTCACGTCCCCCGAGACGAGGTGCTCGACTAAGATAAAAGTATTCTTTGGATGCTTAACATGGAAGCTAATTTGATGAGGTGACAGACGCACCTTGTTACTCTTCGTAACTTTTAACTCTACTGTGAAAAAGTGGCCAGAAGTATTACAGGCCAATAGATCAGGAGTCCCAAGTAAGCTATTATTCTCCAGTCTAATCCACGAAATATTAGGTAAAAGTTTTTTAATTTTTTTATATAATTTACGCTCTGGTGCCATGCGTTTTTTAGGGTTACATCGTCGTTCATTAATAGTCCTTTTGAAGTTTATCTGGCAGGATAAGACTCGAAGGTTTCTCGGTTTTAAGAACTAATCTATGACTGTGATGCCCAGGTAAACCAATAATTGGATGTGCATTTTCATGAACTTCCATACGTCTTATTGCATGTAGTTTACCATTGATCTCTACAAATATGACTGCATTCTTAACTGCTTCAGACCCTTCTGTAAAAGAACCTAAAAATTCTTGTAGGTCTTTTACTCTCATGATTCCTTCTGTCTTAACTTGTCGGATAAATCCTGTATCACACTTTTATAACCTTGCAATAAGTTTTTATCTTTTTCTGACTCCGAGGACTTTTGTTTCAACATATTTATTTCTTTTCTAAGCTCACCATTTAATTGACGGTGACCTTCGTTTATGTCTTCTAACTCTCTCACCCGTAACTGTAATCTTTCTATCTGAACTTCTAAATCGTTAGACCCTCTGCTATACACTTTCATGATTGACAATATAGGATAGTTACCTTAAATTGTCAACATGGGTGTACCAAAGAGATTAACAGAGATGCAGCGAAGATTTGCAGAGCTTCTTGTGTTTGGTGATGAAACAGGACCACTTACACAAACAGAGGCAGCAACAAAAGCTGGATACTCCCCGAAACGGGCAAGACAAGAAGGGTCAGAACTAACAAACCCAAGACTGTCTCCATTAGTTGTAAAATATATTGGTGAGTTAAGAGAAGAGAGAGTTAGAAAACATGAAGTTACTTACGAGGGACACGTTGCAGAGCTCGCTCGATTGAGAGAAGCAGCTTTGAGAAAAGGGAGTTTTTCCTCTGCGGTAAATGCTGAAGCAAACCGAGGGAAAGCAGCAGGATTGTATATAGACCGCAAAATAATAAAAACAGGAAAGCTAGAGGACCTATCAGAAGCAGAGCTAGAAAACAAAATGAAACAAATTCTATCCGACTACGAACCGCTTCTAAATGCGAAGACTGTTGACGGCGAGTCATCTGAAATTAAATCTTCTGAATCCTCTTTACCCAAGCCAGAGGAATCATAGTCCTATCCCCGAAACTGATACCATCATCATCTCTATCGTAAGAGGCAAAGAGTTTTACAGAGTCCTTATCTTTTGAATACAACCAACCTTCATTAACTGGTCGTGCTAATTTCATTCTGTCAAATTCTTTCTCAGTAGCCCAGCCCGAATCGCTCACACAATCAATCCACTCCACCCGGACTTTAGGATAAGGTATATCGGGAGTTACTTTTGAGGCAATTGCTTTTCTTCTTTTCCTAGGCATAACCTCTTATATCATATAGGGATCTAAAAACTTTGAAAAATTTTAAAAAAATTGACACGCGCGCGCGTAGGGCGCCTAAAAGTACAAAATAATCTGTCCACCTAAACGTAATTTGTACCATAATCTGTCCACCCTAAAGTCATATAAATCAACACTTCTAGACCAAAAGTACAAAAGTACACTTTTTTTTGCTACTTTTTTTAAAAAATTTTTTAAAACTTTCTAGATCCCTTATAGAACTTGTTTTGTCCCATTTCTGCCATAATGTAGCTCTATTACTGCCATCTTGTCCTCAGCTTCTGCCATCTTCATAAGCAGTTTATCAACCTCAGCAGTAATATCAGGGTGCTCAGGTATAATAATTTCCTGATCGCTATAGCATTTTATCTTATACTTAGCATCCTCTATTTCTGCCCGGTATCTGGCTACCATTACTTGTCTTAGTCTTTCATTCATAGCTTCTCCTGTAACTCCTTTAAATATTCCTCATTCTCTTTCTCAGTATTGTATGCCTCTTTTTCGTCAAATTTTAGGTCATGATACATGTCCAATCTCTTCAAAAATTTGTGTTTATATTGCCTTAATTCTGCCCCTTCTATGACAAATTCTTGGTAATATAGGTCCGGTGTGCATACCATTATCACACCTTTTTGAATTGTTGATTTATGCACGTAGTCATGTGCCATGGCATATGCTGCTATCTGCAGATAGTAG